ACTGAGGATCAGCTTGTCCCGGCTCTAAGACAATTGATTTCACAGACCGGGGATCTTGACAGTTCGCAGTTTTTATTACAAAAATCTTTAGACATCTCAGCCGGAACCGGTGCAGATTTGGGTTCAGTCCTTGATGCAATTACCAAGGCAGCTATAGGCAACTTCAAGGCAATAGGCACTCTAGGTGTTGGCTTTACTGCAGCCGAAGCCAAGGCCATGGGGTTTGAAAAACTCTTAATAAATTTAGACAAGTATGCAGGTGCAGCTGAGGCATCTACTGAGACTTTTGAGGGTCAGTTAAAATCATTTAAAATAAGTGCCGGAGAAGCTACTGAAACTTTAGGCCAAGGATTTTTAACTAGCGCATCTTACATAGTAACTGGCACTGATAATCTTAAAACTTTTGGTTTAGTTTTAGAGTCTGTTGCCGGTGGTCTTGGTGATGTATTTATAGGGTTTGGCAAAACTGTAAGTGACAAAGGTTTTCTTAGTGCCCTTAATACAACCTTTGAAGATCTTGGTACTGAGGGATTTAAGATAAGACAAAAACAATACCTGGCTGCTAAAGGTTATTTAGGCTTATCTCAACAAACTATTGATGCTTTAGAATTACAAGAGAAGTTTGGCAAGAAAAAATTAACACAAGATCAAATGCTAAAAAAGATACAAGCCGACATATTGGCAAGGCAAAAAGCAAGTACAAAAGAGCAGGCTGCTCAAGCTGCCTTGGCTAAGAAAAAAGCTGAGATTGAGTCTATGTTTGACTTAGACCGCATCAACTTACAAGCTGCTTTAAGCCGTAAGCTAAACGCCGAAGATGAGCTGCGTGTAAAGATCTTACAAAAACTTAGGGATGGCACAAAAGAGGCTGTTGATGAAGCACAAAAATATGCAGATGTTTTGAAAGTAATTGAAGATGGCAAAATCACCACAGGTGAAATTGATGAACTTGCAAAAAAATGGGGTATGACAACTACAGGCGTTACTTTATACATTCAACAATTATTTGCCGCTAATGAAGAAATTAGAAAGATGTTGGCTTTATTAAGTCAAGTAAAAACACCGACACCAATTGCTAGCACTGCTGCTGATCCTTTTGCAGCGGATAGGGCAAGATTGGCTGCGAGCAAAAAAACCATTGAGGATTTATTAGTAAAAGTGCAAGGCAGTAAAAAAATTCCTGATGATGAGCCTGTCCAGAAAACAGTAATGAAGTACACAGAGGAATATCTTAATTACCGCACAGGCGAAAGAGGCTATATTGCAATGGCCGAGGGCGGCATTGTTACAAGACCTACACAAGCTCTTATTGGTGAGGCCGGGGCTGAGGCCGTAATCCCATTAGATCGTATGGGTAACATGGGCACCAGAGTTACTGTCAATGTTGCCGGCTCTGTTATATCAGAGGGTCAATTACAATCTGTAATTCAAGATGTTTTGTATAACCTCAACCGCACTGGAGCTGTAACTCAATTAAGTAATCTAGGTAGATAATGCCGGCGGCAATATTCAAGGCTGAGATTGACTTTAGCAATGGCGCAAGTTTTGATCCGGCTCTTGTACTAGATGACCCGGCCACACCTTTAGATGTTGCAATACTTGGTACTGCTGCAGCTGACATAGTAGATATAACAAACTTTGTCACACAATGCTACATAAGGCGTGCCTTTAATAGATCATCTGACTCATTTATTGGTGGTAGTGCCAAGATTGTTTTTGTAGATCAAACAGGTGAATTTAATCCGGCCAATACAGGATCACCTCTGTTTGGCAAAATTAAACCTATGCGCAAAATCCGCATGACCGCAACTTTTAACAGTATCAATTACAGCCTAGGATCTTTTTATGTGCAAGAGTGGAATTACCAAAGTCCTACAGGTTTTGACCCGGCTTATGTCACCCTTAATTGTGTTGATGGTTTTCAACTTTTAAACTTGACTACAATTACATCAGTCAGCGGTGGCAGTGCGGGACAAACTACAGCCCAAAGAGTGAGCAGCTTGTTGGATGCCGGAGAGTGGCCAGGCGGTATGAGAGAGGTCTCTACAACTGCAACTACAACTGTCCAGGCAGACAGTGGCAGCTCAAGGTCTTTACTTGCAGCCCTGCAAGAGTTAGAGCAGACTGAGGCCGGGGCTCTGTATGTAGATCAAAGAGGCTTTGTCAAGTTTATGTCAAGAGCAGACATTATTACAGACTCAGGTAGCACATTGACAAAATTTTCAGATGTACCTTTATCTGCAGATATTACTTACCAAAAGGTTGAGTTTGACATCTCTGATTATCAGATGATTAACAAAGTTACAGTCACGCCTACCTCACTGTCTGGGCAGACTGCAAGTGATTTAACAAGCATTGATGATTATTTTCAACATAGCCGGGTCAGGTCTGGCATCATGCAGACTGAGGCAGATGCACTAAATCAGGCACAAATGATTATTGCCTCAAGAAAAGAGCAGGGTGTCGATATACAACTAAACTCATTGACTATTGATGCCTACAGCCAAGAGGATCCCGCAAGAGTAACCGCAGCTTTAGAGCTTGATATTTTTGACCCAATTGAGGTTACTCAAACCTTGCCTGCAGGTAATGTGGTAAGTGATAGCGTTATAGCAGGTGTACAATATCAAATCACCCCTAATTCTTTTCTTGTAACATTTTCATGTGCTCAGCCCTTTTCCGTAGGATATTTGTTAGACTCGGCTGTAGATGGTTTGTTAAATGAAGACATTTTGAGCTACTAGGAGATACATGGCAACCTTTGTAACCGGGCAAGTTTTGACCGCTGCACAAATGAACAGCATTGCTAACCTGACTGTAAGAGCTGTAACTACTACATCTGATACTTTTGTAACTGCAGATGCAGACAATAAACTCATAACTTACTCAAACACAGGTAGTACAACAGTTACTATCCCACCTAACAGCTCTGTAGCAATTACAACTGGATCAGTAATAAATTTAATTAAAATTGGTGCTGCTGGCACAATCACTATAGTGCAAGGGGCAGGTGTAACTGTAGCCTCTGCCGGAGCAGTCTCTACAAGTCCAACAATTACTACAACTTTTGGAGCAGCTAGCTGTATAAAAGTAGCTGCAGATAGCTGGTATGTGGTAGGCCGGATAGCTTAATGTCTAGCATGATTTTAGGAATACTTGCATCATCCGGCGGTGCGGCTGGTGCGGCTAATAGTTACGAATCTATTGCAACTACTACTTTAGGTAGTGCGCAATCTAGCGTAAGCTTCAACTCATTTGCTGGTTATACCCATTTACAATTAAGAGCAATAATGCAATCTAGCGTAGCGGGGGCAGGCTATAAAGATTTATTTATTAGGGTTAATTCTGATACTGGGTCAAACTATGCAAGGCACGGATTATACGGAAATGGTAGTTCAGCCGTTGCTTATGCAACTGCCAGTATTGCAAGAATGGAAGTGGCTTTGACAATTCCAGAAACCACAAACAATGGATTTGGTGTGGTGGTAATTGATTTGTTAGATTACTTAAATACAAATAAGTATAAGACTATGCGAGCGTTGGGCGGTACTGATAATAACGGCGCAGGTTATGTTGGTTTATTTTCTAGCCTATGGCAAAACACTAACGCAATAACCTCTATTGAATTGTTGCCAAGTTCAGGCAATTTTAATACTTATTCACAATTTGCCCTATACGGAATAAAGGGAGTATAACAATGGCCGCAGGTTCAACATATACACCGATAGCGACAACTACTTTAGGTAGTGCGCAAGCAACAGTTACTTTCTCTAGCATTAGTGGAAGTTATACTGATTTAGTTTTAATTATTGGTGGCAAAAATGCTTCAAGTGATCAAGGAATTGTAACTCAAGTTGGTAATGGCTCAATAGATACTGGCTCAAATTATTCAACTACTTATTTAATTGGTGATGGCACTAACGCTACTTCTGGCAGAGCGAGCAGCGCAACCTCTATTATTGCAGGTCGTATGGATAATGTTGCAAGTACCTCAATAATAAATTATATGAATTACTCAAATACCACTACCTATAAAACAGTATTAGGTAGGGGTAATGATGGCGCTTTAGTTATTCAGCATGTTGGATTATGGCGCAATACTGCAGCAATCAATACTATAAATGTTTTCAATTTATCAAGCGTAAATTTTGCAGCAGGCACAGTTTTAACACTATACGGAATAGCGGCGGCATAATGGCAAACACATATACTTTAATTAACAGCGCAACGGCTGGAAGTGGTGGTGTGGCTAGTTTTGATTTCACTTCTATACCTCAAACTTATACTGATTTAATACTTACAATATCAGCCCGAAGTTCTAGAACCACTGGTGGTACTGATGGATTACGATTAGAAATTAACGGCTCATCTGCTAATTTTACTTATATTCTCCTTGATGGTGATGGTTCAAGTGCGCAATCTGCTCCTGGGTCAAGTGGCTTAGTTGCTCAATTACCACAAGCAGGCGGTTCTCCTGGTTACACAGCAAACACTTTTGCAAGCACTTCAATTTATTTACCTAACTATGCTGGCTCAAACAATAAATCTTTTAGTATTGATACAACCACAGAAAATAATGCAATTAGTTCTTATTTAGATTTAATTGCACTATTTTGGTCGCAAACTGCTGCAATCAGTTCACTTAGTCTTAAAAGTACTACTGCGAATAATCTTGTGCAATACTCAACCGCTTACTTATACGGAATATCAAACTCATAAAGGAGAAACAATGCCAACTAAACTAATAATCAACTGCGAAACTGGAGAGCAAACTGAGGTTGAATTAACCTCCGAAGAGATCGCTCAAAGAGAAGCAGACGCTAAAGCATACGAGGCTGAGGTGAAGGCTAAAGATGCTGAATCAGTCGCACAAGCTAAAGTAAAGGCTGATGTCTTAAAAAGACTAGGGCTGACAGAAAATGAAGTCAAAGCCTTATTATCTTAATGATAGGTGATGGCAATAATTAGGGAACTCACTAGCCCGAATGGATGGCCGGCTAGTGAAGACCGCAAGGCTTTAGGCATACAGTCTTTTAGTATTCCCGACACCTCTTTAAAAATTGCATGTGCAAAAGATGTAGCACAAATACTTGTTGCCTTCTGCCAAGACTTTCATGGCTGGGTAGAGCCTATAGATCAAGGTCAATTAGATGACTGGGGTTATGCCTTTAGAATGACAAGAGGCTCTGACAAAGTTTTAAGTAATCACAGCTCTGGCACGGCAGTGGATTTAAATGCTTTAAAACATCCTTTAGGTAAGTCAAATACATTTACAAAACAACAAACAAATACTATACAATTGCTTATAGTCAAATATGGTTTGTCTTGGGGTGGAAATT